TTCCTGGGGCCTCGTCTTGCTGTCCTGCTTCTTGGCCTTGTCTGTTTTGCCGCCCTGGTTTTCCGGGGGAGCTGTGCCGGGAGTGCCACCGCCCGACTTCGATTCAAGTGCCCCCGGCATCGCAGGACCCACAGGACCGGATCCGGTAATGGTGATTGAGGCCTCGTCGTTCGAGACCCATCCAAGCTGGACTTTGCGTGCCTCGTTCTCGATACGTATTGACTCGGCCTGGGCCTCGATCATGCCGTCCGTCGTTCGGATCTTCGAAACCTTGGCGACCGCCTTGAGAGGAAGGCCCAAGAGCTGGAGGTGAAGCTGAGCGCAGCGACATAGGACATTGACGACGATGTTCCGAACGCTCTCCAGCCCGGCTGAGTAGATCGCCCATTCGACAGTGGTGTAGGTCTGGGTCGAACCATCATTGATGCCCATCAGAGTCGGCAGAGACTTGAGCGACTGGACTAAGCGCTGGCGCAAATACTCTATAACCGGCTCTAGGGCCCTAAAGGCGCCCGTCGATTCGAGGATCTTCAGATTGCCGGCCGCATCGTAAAAGAGGTTGTCCGAGGCTTTGAGCTTCGACACGGCCTCTACCGTATCTTGGATCCTCGCGTTTACCCAGTTGGTAGCGGCAAAGTCGCCGCTATTGTCCTTGAGGCCCATCGTCTCTGTCGCGATTTTGTATAGCTCTTGGAAGTTGGACCCAAGCGCCAGGCGCGGCCATGCCCCATTGTGGATAGCATCCCGCAAGTCCTGGATCATCGCGAGATCGCAAAGGCACTCGAAGGCCGCAACCGCAAATGGCGCTCGCCCATAGGGATCGTCGATGACCGCGTCCATGGTTCTCCAAAAGAAGGTGTCGCGAGAAAGCACGGCATATCCCTGGTATGTCTCCTTCGGCTTCTTAATGAAGAGTTGGCGCTGGAGAGGCAAAATGCGGGTCGTCTTAAAGTCCCTGTGAAAGAAGATGGTTAGCGAGTCGACTGGCCAGACGCAATGAACGCCGGTCATTGACGGCCCCGGCTCCGCTTCTGCACAAACCAGGCCAGTGAGCATCGCCTGTTGGGTGAGCTGAGACATCAAGCCAACAAGACCCCCGATCTCCTCAGGCAAGGACTCCCACAACGCCTCGATCGCCGCCGTACCCTCGACATCCACAATCTCGCCTTTCTTGGGCGTTCCGGGGGTAACAGCAATGATCTGAGTATCACCTTCGCCGCATGTCAGCCTTAGAGTGTTCCAGAGAGCAAGCCCTACAGATGGATGGATGTCCGGGAGGAGAGAGAGCAGGCGCAGGGGAGAATCAGCCGCAAACTTCCAAAAGCCCTCTTGGCCACCCTCGATCGAGTGACCGCCGCCCGTCCCCACGACCCGTCTTGGAATGACGCCGTAGGGGTACTGGTAAGGCTGGGTTTCCCTTCCCGCGTTCGTTTTCCCTGTGACGGGTGGGACTCCAATTGGGTAGCTTGTCATCGTCTTTTGGTTCCGTGAATCCTGTCTGCAGGAGGGGTCGAAAGGAATTGGCGTTGGGCATCAGCCATCATGCCGTAGCGAAAATCATCGTAGAAGTCGTCGCCGCCTTCGCCCTCGTCGTCGCAGTCGACCTTGAGGACATCCTCAGGCCTGTGCGGGTCATGGACAAGCGCCGGCAGGCACTCGATCAGCCGCACGCAGGTTTCGAAAATGAAGACCCTTGGCGGGATTGGAGTCGGTTCTAGGTCTGGATCCCCTAGGGCCGCAAGGATCTCGGCCGCACCGTTGATCCTATCGATGTTCGCTGGAGTCAAGGTCAGGCCCAACTCGGCATAGTCTTCGGCAATCGTCTGGGACTTATCCCCAGTCGGATTTTTTCGGCCAGTATCCGCGAACACGTCATGGCCGCTGGCGATACACCTGAGGTTCCCCAGGGTCCGCCCGCTCCCCCATCTCGACTCGACCATCTCTTGAATCCCCTGGGCATGGACCTTCGGCAAGCACTTACGCCGCCCATACTCGCCCCAGACGAGGCGGTTGCCGTCCCCATCCCTTGCGAAGGCATGCGAGCTTGTGTAGTGGGTGAACCCATAGTCGAAACTCGCCCATGTACTCCAGTCGAGAGGAATCTCGTACGGAGGGATGACGTGAATGGAGACCCGGAACGGGGTGAAGAATTGGCCCGCCGCAATATCCCAGTCCCCATGGAGATATGCTCGACGCTCCCAGCCGGTAAGAGCCTCAAGGATCTTTCGGTAGTCGGCGTTTACCCAGTCGTTGTCGTAGACCGTCGCTGCAATGAACCTAGTCTCAGTCTCTTGCCCCTTGCGGAAAGGAGTAATGAACCGCGCCTTGAACCAGCCATGCCCCACGCCGCCAGGGTTGGTCGTACAGTAGATCCTTGGCCTCCAATCCTGCTTCGAGGTTCGGCAGCAAGTCTTGATGAACTTGTACTTGTCATGCGTCAGGGTCGTCGCTTCCTCGATCGCGATGACGTCGTACTCTAAGCCCAGGTAGGCATCGACGTCAGACTCGTTCTGGTAATGCCCCAGGATGATCCGCGAACCGTTGGGGAAGGTAAGCACGCCCTCGTGAGCGCTGTACCTATGCTTGACCTTGTTGACGAGGATACGCGCACGCAAATCCTCAAAGGACTCTCGACCCTTCTTACCGACCTTACGCAGAATAAGGCACTTCAGGCCAGGGCAACGCTGGCAATCGTCGATCGCCACCTGAACCACAATCCAGTGGGACTTTCCCCCACCTCTCGCCCCTCCATACCCGATCTCGACGGGACCGCCCGAATAATCACAAAGCCTCGCCATCGCACAAGCCCGCAACTGCTTGGACTGCAAGACGGCGCCACCCTCAGTAATGAGCTTGAATTGGTCCCTCCTAACACCCTGCTCCCGCGCAGCCTGGGCATAACGGCTAAAGCTCTGGCTGTTCTGCTGGCTGGGGGAGAGCATCAGGGGTTCCGTAAATCTTGTCTAGGGCCTCGTCAAAAGCCGCCATGATGGGTCTATCGTCAGAGGTGACATCCCTCCGCTCTTTCCAATTCTCAGGGTCCTTACGCTCCAGCAGCCACGCACCCGCCCGCCAGTCGCTTAGGATCTCGGTCGACTCGGTAGTCTCCTCCACCATCGCACCCGTGAGCTTGTCCTTGTAGCGCTTGACCGTCCGCTTATTGACCTGGATCCCGACAGCCGCACGCTTCACTGCCGCAACCGCCGCCGCCAAAGCCTCAGCCTCAGCTCGCTCTACACGGGCACGAAATCTGTTCTCGTCCTCAAGCTCCTCGTTCTCATCGTCGTTGTCCATCCAGACACGCATGCTTCGAGAGGAGAGACCAACACACTGGCAAGCCACGTTCCTGGAGTTTCCCGCCCGAAGGAAGGTGAGGATGCGATCCTCCATCTCAGAAGTGCGCTTATACGTCGTCTCTGTTCGCTTAGGCATTACTGTAGGGGTCTTGCATTAGAGGTTTGAAATTCCGAGGGAATGAAAAATTCCTGTGAGGGATGCCTCCCGGGCCCAGACTCAAACGCCACGGACAAGGGGGTACCCTCGGATGGCTGGTGCAAGGAGCCGTCGCCCGCACCCACGGACTAATAAGCCTCGTGAGACGCCGGGAACTGTTGACTCGCTGTTGACTTGAGCCTGTTTTGAACCTGGGGCACGCTGTTTACGTAACAGTCGCCACCCGCTCCGGCTCGCTTATTGCAGCCGCTCCCGGATTACATCTTCACGCGAGGACAGCGGTTATTTGCCCGTCCGGCGAGGTTTCGCGAGCGTCCGTGCCCAAACGCCCGGGCCGTGCAATTCGCGAGCGTCCGTGCCCATCCAAGCCCCGTGAATCGCGCGTACGCGTGAATAAAGGAACTTGCAAAATTCCCAGGAACAGCCCGCGCAAGTTTGTACCTGTCGCCCACGGATTGCGAAACCAAAAGCCCCATCTCCAGGGGATAGGGTAGGAATGTGTATCGAGCCCGAAACCCAGTCCTGCATCGATTGGCCCGAGTTGACTATGAGTGAGGTATTCAAGACAGCTATTCGTTGGAGCATGCACCCAGACTTGCTCTTCGCTTTAATATCCCACTGGTATTCAAAAGGAACCTAAGAACATACCTAGGTTTGCCGTCACCTATGTACGCTGACTGCATCCTGGAAGGTTATAAAGACTTTGGACTGGACAGGGCCTGTTTCGAGAAGGCGATTCGGGACGTACAAGAAGCCCTAGGAGGCGAGCATAATGAAGGTTATGGGAAGGAAGCCCGCAACGGGCGAACACTCAGAACAAGGTAGAGCCCTTTTTGCTCTCATGGAGTCGCGAGAATTGACTCGCGACTCGGTTGCTTCAACCCTGGGAGTGGCCAAAGCAACGGTAAACGCCTGGCTTGCACCTTCCAAGGCTCTAAGACACCGCAATTGCCCGCCCCAGATGATCGAGTTGTTAGACCTAAAGACGCGGCCCGCGAAATAGCGGCCCGCGTCCTTTTTTGCCCCAGGACGCCCTGTCGCACCATTCCCCTTCAAGTTATGGCAGTACGGGCCGTAAAACCCCGGAAAAGCGAAATTCAGCGTCTTAGACCTGCAGACCTGGCGGCAGAGCCCCAGCGCCGTCCAAGAACTCAGCTCCGCAGAAGTACCTCATTCCAAATTGCCAGTTGCGGCAGCTCAAGAACTCCTCGCGGACCTCGGAACAGGCGACGCGCCCCAGACGCAGGACCTCAAACGCGCCCCCAGGATCTTCTACGACGACGCGATCGTCCTCGTACCTCCACGGTTCTCCAGACGCTGACGCCGCTAGTGGCAAGTGCAGGTTCAACGGGTAGTTGCGCCCCTTGACGACGCCGCAGAGGTAGTGAAAGGCGCCCCTCGGATCTACGGAAAGGACGACCTCGCGGCCCACCGGAATCGCTCCAAAGGGGATGCCCTTCGAATACACTCCCTTGAACGAGCGAGCGCAATGGTGCGCCGGCTCGAAGCCCTCCACGGACTTAAACCAGAGGTAAGTATAAGCATCTGCCTTCACCCGCAGCTTCAGTACAGCAAGGTTCGCCATGCCCGGATTATATCCTCTGAACGTCCGTAGGACTTGCCCCCAGGTAATGGCAGGTTGAATTCACGCCCCAAGGCCTCCTCAATCTCCTCTTGAGGATAGCTCGCGAGGTTGGGAGCAACAACACACCAGCCGCTCGTGTTGGCGGCCGGAAAAGCCCTGCCCTCGGAATTGTAGGCGCGGCCCTCGGGACCATAGAACTTCACTAGCTTTTCGATATCAGCCCGCGAATGGTAACGCTGGTAGAGCCAGACTCCGTTCGAGAACATGGCTGAGGCTCCGTCGTGGTCGAGAAACTGCACGTAAGTCCGGGTGTCGCTCGATGTCTCCGCACTCATTTCCTTCTCAATCTTCTCGCGGGACCTCCCACTGAAGATGATGGATCCTTGAGGCTTGCAGAGCGCTCCGAGGCACAGAAGGACGTCCCTCTCAGCCTGATTGGAGTCGACCGAGTTCAGGACGCTATCACAGACGACCATATCCCAGCGCCCGCGCGATCCCAGCTCGCGGCAGAGCTCGGAAATGTCGCGATGCACCCTTGGGACGTCGATGTTGAATTCCCTACGGTAGTAGAACTCGATCCCCCGGATATCATGCCCCTGGGCCCTGAGCGCCTCG